TAACCATAAATCATCTAAACGCATATAACCATTTGTTGTTAATAATCTCATATTACCAGCAAAACATGGATTAGCACCAAGTACTCTGCCGTCGATGCCCGGTTGTCTTCCATCTATCATTCTACCATAGTCGCGTACATTATCGAGCCATATCAGTCCAGGTTCACCGTTTACACTAATCTGCTCTGAAATATTATTATAATCCATACCAACTTTGGCAAATATTGAATTATTTGAAGCCCATCTACTATAATTCATCATATTCCATGTATCAACAGCAGGCTTCAATCTATCAAATGGTATACCAGTTTCAGCGAAATCGGATATTGATCCTTGTGGGCAGGCGTTATCTTTCGATTTACTAAGTGCTTCAGCCCACAATCGACCAGTAACAGCTTCAAATTTCGAAATTTCGTCTGAACGTAATGTTTTCTTATAATTCTTCATTGAAGCATATGCATCATCATCTGCGTCGCCAAAAGCAATCTCTGCAGTTCGACGCACATTGCCAGCGACTACACATCTGCCAATATAATTCATGAGGTCAGTGATATCAACACTAGATAATGTATTATTGATACATCGATCTAAATGCTTCCTTATCGCATTGTGGAGTTCATTTAAAATACCAGGCCCAGAAGCTTTCCCGCCGAAACCATTTATGACAGATCCAGCAGGTCTAATTTGAGTATAGTCGAATACAATATATCCGTCTTTGTAATCAGTAGTATATGATCGAATTAAACGACGTACTGAATCTACCCAACCTTCACGAGAATCCGGAACAACATAATTTATTTCATTATCGGATGGTTTATTAATTAAAATCTTATTAGCACCTTTGGTATCGAACCCGACTCCGACACCAAGCATTGACATATCCATCAAGAAACAAAAAGGTTCTGCTGGATCAGATTCTGTTAAATCATCTGTGCTTACGAACCCGCAATTACCAGTTAATATATTACCTTCAAGCGTAAATGTATGATATTCAGGAACTTGAGCACAATATACTTCTTCTCGTATTCCAGTAGTCTCTACATTATCAACCACCCAATAACAATATTGTGGTATCTTCTTACGACCAGAATTTCTAATTTCTTTAAATCTTTTCAAATGCTCATCTATCAAGAAAAATTTATCGCACAAATGGTCGGCAAATAAAGTTATCCGATATTGCATATACTTTTTAGTAATACCATTTCGAACAATAGTGTGCAATCCGTTTGTGATTTCATGAGTGCCTATTCCCAAAATAGCACATACTGATTTCACAACTTCTAAATTTGATTTATTTTTAGAAGAAATCTGCACAGATCCATGTTGAGATATTCTACCATCAGCGGCAAAATAACCAGCAAGCCAACCATAAAGATATGTAGTAGCCTCAGATAAATTAGGCATCTGACGGAAAAATCTAGGCAGATCAGCTATTCGTTTTGCACCAGATTCTCCACGTTCAGGAGCATCTGTTATATGAAATTCACTAAAATATTTAAGTAATTGCTTGTCCTTATCGCCACATAAGTACAAATAAGTTCCATGGTTAGAGTCATCTGATCCTGTAGTGCCATCTCCAACACATATCCCATGCATGATTCCTACTATGCTTGGTCTTAAATTATTAGATATACCAGCACCAAAATTAACAGCTAATCGTGTTCGTGGTGTTAACTCTTCAGTAGTAGCCTGTCTGATTTTATATGTTGGTTTCTTTGTGGTATCTTCTATTCCATAAGCAACGGCTAATGATCTTGATTTAGACTTAACTAGCCATCTATGGTCTGCAGTGGCATATATAACTTTTACATGTCTACCACGATGTAACGTGATTTTGAGTAATTCTTGCTCACCAAAAGATTTTATTTTCGCATTTACCCATTTACCACCAGTAGATAGAACTCTTTGTGTTGTTCCAACTGTGTCTCTTAAGGTCTTAATACCATCGCGAGTTATATATTTGGTATCACCTGAGAAACAATTATTAAGAGCGGCACTACCGCGTTCCCACATAAATTCAGTACCCATCATCCACAATCCGCGACCGGGCGGAGTGAATTTAAAATCCCATATTCTTTGAAACATTTCTTTAGCAGATTCTAATGCCTTATTGTAATTCCATGGTATATGCAATCTCTTACAATGTCTGCGTTGAATTTCATAGCATCCGACGACTACACGTCTGATCGCATCGCAAAATGTTTCTTTTGTATTGTCGGATTTCAATCTTGAATAAGTTCTATAAAATACTAACTCTCCAAGACCGTTAAAACCGAAATTTGGTCTGCTATTAGAATATTTTGATACAAATTCATCATCAAGTCTAAAAGTATTATCATTATCATTTTGGTTGTTCTTAATAAGATTAGAAGACACAGTCTTTTCTTGAACAATCACGATTTTCTCCAATCAGATCCAAATAATTGCTTAGCTGACTCTAAATTGTTGCGTTCAGATAAAAAATCAGAACGCAACAAGTACAATGAAGTTGTTGTAGGTAACAAACGTCTTTCAAATGGATCATTGATATGACTTATAACACGACCACATACTTTAGACAATGACAGATATAAATCAGATAATTTAGATGCTTGATACCATAAAATAATATTTGGTAATGATTGTGATCGTCTAAACATCAAGATTTTAAATGGATCATTATCGCCAACGATGTTATCAAACCAATTTTTAATAGATTCCAACGATTTAATTTGTATATTATTATCTTTTTGTTGTGATATCATTATTTGATAACAAATATTAAGCATGTTCGATTGATGTAATGCTGCTAATCCCTTGTTTAACAAACCTCTTCGCTTTGCTTCACCGACAGCTATTGATATAAATTTCTTAGCAGTAATATCATCAAAATCCCATTCATCAAATTTTTCAGCAATAGCTAATAAAAATCTCCATTGATATGTTCTAGTTGGGTCAGTGCCTTTGGGTAATGATATACGCATGCCGTATTGTAAATACGCTGCGTGGCACCAGTCCCAAATGATCTTTGGACAAAATTTCGCTTTTGTTGTTATAATGCTCATAGAGCGTCAATACAAGGAAACCAAAATGAACGATAAATTAACATCACCAGACGATAATGATGAAAAACGGTCTGATGAAGAAGAACAAGGCATATTTGATGAACGATTCAATGTTTTAATGAATGGATTTGGAAAGGCATGCGAAGACAATAATGTAAAAGTAGCAATAGCTATAGCGATCCATCCATTAGAAAAAGAACCTATGGTGTTCGCAAGAGGACATGATTATGATATAGCTGTATTATTATCAGACTTATTAAGAAATTTGAAACATTCATTAATAGCAAGGTTAGATATTGATCAAAATATTAGTCAAGATGATTCTGATCACTAAATAAATCATTAATTTGAGAACGTAAATGATCGTCATTCACACTATTATAGCATCTCGACAAAATTAAATGTATAGGATTAAAATTATCGAATTCCAATTTATATATATTAATTTTTAAATTACCAAATTGTATCAAAATATGGTGAATATGTTTCATTAATTTTATACTATCGATACACTCGACTATTAAATTCTCGCTAACAGAACTTTCATCACCAAAATAACTTCGTATTGATCCCTCAACGGCGGCAACAGTCTTCTCAAATTTATTAAATGAATACATTTTATCAATATCAGAATCATACATTACCATCCATATAGCAATTACTTTGTCTTCGAATTGATTAACCATTTATTGCCTTCCTAATTGTAAAATTTTAAAGTATATATTTCAAACACTTAAGAGACCATTAATTATGCTAGATAAATCAAAACAAAATGAAAATCCAATAATAAAATGTTGGGGAAAAGTATGGAATAAATACAACAACGATAAACTTAACCTTCATTTATTAGAAGTTAATAAAGGTTGGAGATCATCGATTCATTACCACGCAGATAAATGGAATTGTTTTATAAATATTTCATCGATAATACAGGTTGATAACTATGGATTATCAAACATAAGTCCAATCAATATTGTAGCAAGCCAAATAATTAAACCAGGAGATAGTTTAACTATACCACCAAAAATATGGCATTGTTTTAAAGTCTTAGAATCTGGATCATTAACAGAATTATATTGGACAAATGATGATAAATTATGTACTGTAGATGATATATTTAGATATGATGAAGGAGGAAGATTTACTGACCAGAACGAATCCCACCAGGAGGCGGTGACTTTTCATAATAATAAGTAGATTTTCTTTTCCCTTCGATTATGACTTCATTGAAGCCAATGCCATCAGAATTAGGGTCTCCTAACTCTCCAGTCGGAATGATATTATTATATGGTTGAAGTAAGTCTACATATGACACACCATCAACTGATTCAATAATATCTATAAAATTAGAAATATAAAAAGCTTGCCCCATATTCCATCTTGTTAAATCAAAGAAATCAGTTATTGCTGATTCTACTCTTTCACGGACAACAGTAGCATCAGCATTTCGATTCATTATAACATTTAATTCAATATCAACAGGTTTAGTTTTCCCGTCAAGAACAACAACATGATCGGTTAAAACATTAAGATCAGAAAAATATGTGATTAAACCTGCTTTTAACCCAGCGTTCGGTATGGTTGGTAATTTATCTGGACCCTCGGCTAATACATACAATTCAACACGATTTGCATTCAAACTCGAACGTAATGTTGCAATAGCTTTACTAATAGATCCAAATACAGGATGGGTAAAAGATATAGCAGCTTGAGCATAATCATCTGCTGTAACAATGCTGCCCTGCAAAGAAAAGTCACGCGGAGCACGTTTCTTTGCCTGTTCTATGGTCTCTCTATCTGTCCCACCAACAGAGGGCGTTACATTACGAAAACGCACGGAAACAGCAGCGTTTGCGGGCGGAAGTGGTGTTAATTGTCTAGATGTGTCAATTTGCCCAACACCAATACGACCTCTTCTACCGCCCCCACTACGAAATCTAAATTCTATTGTAGAACCAGATAATGGTGCTTGACCAGTAACGTCATCGCCAAATCGAAAAATAGTTCTGTTATCGATAAAATTGACTTCAACTACTTTATCTGTCGGCCCATATCTTTCAAGTGGTTCTGTCACTACTTTCCATTCTTCTCTTGTATTACCAACAGTCACATATACAAATATTGGTGATTCAAGCATCATGGGTTCTTCAAGTATAAATCTCTGATTCGAACCCCCACTGCTAGTGACAATAATTGGGTTACCAAATTGACCCTCTAAACCGTAAGCAATGACTCCCCTTTTTCCAGCGGGAATCACTATTTTCCCGGTCCAATCACCTGGTGCTCTATATATTTCATAATATACCGATTGTCCGTCAGTCCCACTTGTAGAAAATGATGTCCCTGGTTCGATTTCTAAATCAGTGAATAATGGTTGATCAACGGATACCTCAATATCAGTTATAGCTGGTGTTTGTCTTTTAATTCGTTGATTAATTAATGCTAAATGATTTACTACAGCTTCTTCAGTTATGGCTGTTGGAAGTGTAGCCTCATTAGCTAGAATATCAGCACGCAATGATAATTTAGCAACAACATTTGACACTATTTCCATAATCATTATAATGCCACTACTGGCAATAAAATCATTAAAATCATCTGGAAAATATGTTTTAATATATTCAATAATAGCTCTTCTTGCCGTTGGATAATCAAGGCCACTAAAATCTATACGCCGAAGATTAGTTGGAGTTAGAACTACTCCAAACTCATCAGGTACTGTTGGTAATTTAAATAACGTCTTATTATCACTCATTAGGTTGTCTGTATCCCACGAATAAATTGTTCGATTGATAGTTGTTTTTTAGGGTCCTTCTTCATTGTCACAATTATCTTTATTTGTAAACCATTTCTATCTGGATCTGGTATTAAATCTACATAGTCTACATCTACTCTCGGTTCATATATTCTAATTTTTTCTTCTATTTCAGATTTCAATGTAGATAAATCAGATGATATCAAATTTTCAAAAACAAAATTTCTTAAATTCACACCGAAAGCAGGTCTCATGACCCTTTCGCCTGGTACAGTCAATAACAATTGCAATATATCATTCTTAATAAGCCGATCATCTTCTTGTCTGGATAAAACATTCTGAGATCCGCCTATAAAAGGCGGATTAAAACCATAATATATCGCTCTAGATCTTGCCATTATTTTACCAAAACACCAACGGCACGAAGTTGGTCTAAAACTTCAGTGGCTTCCTGTGAGTATTTATTGGCATCATCTATCGCCTTATTACGTATCTTATACGCATCATCACGTTTCTTTGATAATTTATTTATCAATTGTTCAATTGTTGCGATATCATCAGTAATATTATTAACTGAGCCATTTTCTATCGTCACTGTCAATGAATTTATTGTCTTAGTGATATCATTTATCAATTTCTGCTGAACATTTATAATTTGTTCTGAATCTCCACGCAATTGTTTCAAATCATTTAATTTATCCATCAATTGATCTTGAGTCAATGTCGATAATTTCGAAATAGCTTGTTGCTCTTCTATCGTCAAACCCATTATATCATAATCAATGATATTCGTATCATGTCTAACTTCAGTAATTGAACCAACTAACATTGGATCAACTGACCTATCAACAGTATCACCGAAATCTAATATCTGACCAATCTCATATTGCCTTACATTGTTTCCTTCTTCTTTACGTGTAGCCTTAGACAATGAAAACACCATATTCCCAAAAATTTGGCGTCTATCAATCAATGGAATTTCTTTTACTGGTTTACGTTTACGAACAATACCAGTAGGAACTTTGGGAAATAATAAATTGCTTCTTGGAGGAGTCGTATTGCTTATCAAATATGTAACATTACCTGAATCTTCTGGTTTAGACGGCAAAACAGTAGAATATAATCCAGTAGGGTATCGAATTATCATATTTTAATCCTCAAATAATTTATTTTTTATCTAAATGTTCAACTTCATCTATTGGACATTCTTCAAATGGCTCATTGTATACTGCAGCCCTATCTGTTGGCTCAATTTTATCTGGTAAACTTGGTGGTGATATTGTATCGACTGATTCTCCAGAAGGATTGGGGCACCCAGCACCAGGACCAGGAAACACACCACATACAAACGCATTTATTCTCGACGCATTTATAGTGGTATTGGTCAGAATATTCCTTACAATTGTGAATTTAGTAGTACCAGCTTGCATTCTAATTGAACGACCAGCACGCATAAAAATATGACCATCTGCTTGTATATTAATATTTCGATCAGAAACAACTTGAACATCTGCATTTGAATAAATTACAATTTTACCATCACGATTATAAACAACTATTTCACGTTTTTTCTCATCCATCCACATATACATTTTACGCTTTTTCTTAGCTCTCCATACCCCAAGTTGATATTTTTTAGATAACCACATACCTCTCCGTTGACAATCAACGACTTCGACCCAAGGCCCATCTCCATTACTGCCATCATGGGCTTCAAAACCCTGATTAATTTCAGACTTACCAACACCAGAAGGATTTGATGATCGTTTAGGTTTGGGACCTTTGTTTCCACGAGTCTTCAATCTCAAATATTCATTTTCATGATCTAATTTAAGATGATAAGCAGTACGTTCTGGATTGCGAATCATCATTGGCTTTCTTATAAATTCATTCTCTTTAAGATTTCTCCATTTTCTAACCCATCCTTTACCCATAGAAACAGCCATCATCATATATTGATATCGGTCATTCATCTCAACTGATTGACCCAATGGAGAACCCCACATAGTATGATTACAAGCATCATTTTCATTGAAGTCCCAGAAAAACCCGCGTGGTTTCCCGCTTGCAGTCCTCATCTTAGCGGCTGGAGTTCTCCGACCCTTAATTAATATACCATTTGGCCTTGGTAATTCTCTTTTATGAGATCTTTTATCATCAGTTCCACGATCATCAATAACGAACTTTAAACCATGTCTAGACACAAGACGTATCCATCTAGCGTCTTTATGCTTCCAATGAATATGCTCAGACTCACTTAAATGCCCTTGCTCATCGATAAGTCTGCGCTTAATAAATGAATCAGAATCCGGGTGAAATCCTTTATCATATGCTTGAAATAACATTCCGCCTTTTGTTCTGATTTTAATCCATCGAAAATCATTTTCAGTTTCTTGTGATAAAATCGTTTTATCACCGTATTCTCCTTGCCGAGATTTAGACGGTATAGGACCTCTTTGTGCCCAACCAACATCTCGACATTCTATTCTATGACCATATCTGGTCAAAAACGTCATTCGACGTTGATCACCAAATGGTTCATCTGATTTCGGTTTATTTTCATTTAATAAACGTTGGATATACAACCATCTTTTAGTTTCAAACTCTTCATCGTTTTTAAATTCCCCACTGAATTCACCAATATCATCATCTTTTTTCCAATAATATCCCTGGTCTCCTTGAATAATCATATGGCCGTATTTTGTGACCCTAGACATATATTTTTTATCTGGATTGTTGATCTCTGGCTTAGCTCTTTTCTGATCAAATGTCGATTTCTGAATAGCATCATGATCAGGTGGTGGTGGAGTTATATCATGATCTTTTGGATAAAAACCAACTGCAGAATGAATATCAATATTACCATACCTATCTTGCCATCCATGCATCATTGGACGGCCATCTTTCGGCAGATAAGATTCATCATAATCGGATGGTCTATCTGCTGGTTTACCATCCTCATTTACACTTAGAGGAGTTATTTGAAAAACCTGTGGATAAGTGTATAATTTACGCCTAGTTGGATTAGCAAAACCAACCCAAACGGGTGCATATGGGTGACCACGTTCAAAAGTGATCCAAACCCAATCACCAATACATGGATGTGAGAATCTTCCGGATCTAAAGCCACCTAAATCATTAGACGGAACTGCCCACGGGCAATCTTCAGGACTTAAATCAAAATCATGTAAATCAGGACATTTAAATCTAACACGATAAACATTCAATGGATCATTGGTTTCTACGACCAATGCACGATATAATCCAGGAAACCTATCCCATAAAACACGTGTCCTATGATTAAAAAATTTAGACCAAATAACATGAGTATTATCAGACATTACTGTAAAACCTCTGGAATTACAATTGATTCAACAGGATATTCTATGAGATCACCAGCACGAGGCCAATTTAGAACATTTCGCCCTGCACTATTAAAAGAAATTAAAACCCAATCTAATAATGGTGTCCCATATATACGAAAAGATATTAAATCTGGACGACCTTCTAAATCATTAGTGACTTGAAATACACCTATATCTTCATCCCTTGGACGTTGTTTTAAAAATGAAT